CCATCTTCCATGATAAAGAATTTACTTACTTTACCAGGTTCACCATCATGACCAGGTAAACCACCAGCACCGCCTTCAAGGATAGGGTTATCATACCCTTCTACTCCTTCAATCCAGATTTGTTTAACAGATTTACCAGGAAGACCTCGACCAGCTTCTAATTGCTCAGCAGTCAAAGAATTTAAACCTGGGTACGCTGGGTTGGTATCAATAGTACCATTAAATTTAGCACCTGGAATTGGTTTGTTATTGGTAACGATACTATCACCTAGTAATGCATTATTACCATTCATACTAACGATGTTAGCAATCGTTTTATCGGCGGTAGCAACTTTAACTACAGTGCCACGCACATTACCCATACGAGCAAAGTCTCTTTCAGTATATGGTTGTGTACCAGGATCATCAGTTTTAGGACTTAGACCTTGAGTGCCGACACCACCCATACCGATAGCATCTACTTTAAGTACATGCATGGTAGGCTCACCATTACCAAAGTGGAAGGATGTACCATTAGCTTCTTTTGATCTAGTAGTCAATGGTAAGTCTGCACTTACTAATTCACTAGTACCACGTTTAGGACTCGTATTATCAGTAGCATTACCGAAGTTACCCACTACTACATTGAGAGATTCAATATTAGATACATCGATAACCGCAGACCGTAATTGACCTGATGCACTATGTCTATATGCAGATGTGGTATCATTATATAGACCAGATGGTGTACCAAAATACAATGGAGTATTCACAGGGATTTCAGTACGAGTAACTTTACCTGTTACACCATCAATACCATAACCGATGATAGGAGAACCTTCAAAGGAAACTGTTTGGTAATCTACGGAAGAACTAATCAATCTATCAGTTTTACCTGTTTCAGTTACATATGTTTCTACAGAAGAACTCAATAGTTGAGCTTTCAGTGTAGTGATATTTTTAGGTGTTACGTTATGAACGTAATCGTATTCAGAACCGCCGCCGATAGTGATCACGCATACTTTAGTTACACCTACAGGGATATTGAATGTATATTGACCTGGTTGAGAATAGATAGTAACACCATTAGCAATGTTTCGATATGATTTTGTTTTTAAACGAAATGGTTGTTTAGTAGCGTCATCTGGCTTTATGTATATATCGAGAAGATTCTCGTCATATGAGTTTGTAGAGCCTTGGACGTACCCTGGCATAGTTGTATTCTCATCGATTTTGACATCAGTTGAGAGATATGGTTGCCCATCCTCTAGGTCACCAGTCGATGAATATATGTCAGCATAGAAGGTTTCGTTCGTAGTATCTTTGGTAAACTTAAATCGTTTATTGAGTTTAGCCATTATTAACGATTGACTCCTTTCTTATGAAATACTTGTAATTGATATTACATCAATGTCTAAATAAAGAAGAGTTTAGGATTTACCTAAACTCTTCTTTGTATTATTTGTAGGATATAATGATAGCATTATACCAATTGAATATCGTTATAATGTAATTACGACCGAACCCAAGTTCATCATATGGTGTAATAGCATCAGCAGTTTCACTATTGATAACTTCCATTTCCTTGGAGTTCCATGATGTATCAGATAATGTAGTTGTGAGAACTTCATTATGTTTCATTCGATTGATGAGGATCAATATATCAAATGATGTATTGGTATTGGTGGAAGAATGTATATTGATAGCATCTTCCTTATGTTCATCAATCCATTGTATAGAACGATTGAGTTTTTCCATCATGTTATTACACAATAAGAAATTGATATATTCAATACTAGACTTGAACATCATTGGGTCTAATGATAATGTATCACAAATGGAATCGATATATCCATCGATATAGGTAATAAATTCATCGGCTGTAAGTTCATATAGATAGGAACTATTAACAAATGCTCCACGTATAGCAGCCAATAAAGCAATCGTTGCTTGTTCTCTAAATCGATTTGTAACATTAGCGAAGCTGATATCGATTGCTTCCTTAGTATCACTTGTCAATACAGGATATGAGTTTAGAATATCCACATAGAATGGGTCATTGGATAAACCACCTTGCTCAGTTACGTTCTTAACAAGGGTTTCCATGCGTTGACCATATGTACCGATATCCAATTGACATAATTGATGTAAAATAATCAATCGCTCTTCAGCACGAGTAGATTTATCTAGTTCTGCAACGAGCATATCCAATGGTAGATTCTCTACATTGGTTACTAGATATACTAAGCGATTCTGTTCACTTGTGATAGATTGAGCTACGGGCTCGATAGATGCCATTGCTTGATTTAACGTTTCAGTAGCATCCGTAATAATATATGATTGATGAGTATTGCGAGCAATATCTCTCAATTTTATAAATTCTTGATGTTGGTAAATGAATGGTTTACATTCATTGGGATACCATACTATATTCATATAACTAACCCTCCAATGTTTTATCGATTAAAATAGGTTCTATTAACCGATATACGTCAGCTTCGAAGTATTTTAATACTCCTACACCAAAGTCATCTTGATTAACAGAACGTAGGGTGTTTGCAATGTAATTGGATAATTTTCCATTACTAGACAGTCCTACCAAATAATCGCGTTCATAGTTGGTTAAATACTGTTCAATGACTTCCTGTTTAGATTTATCTACTATCATATGAACAGCGTTCAATAATACCGCTAGATGGGAGAACATGAACTCATTATGAGTATATAATGAACGAGTGAAGTCTTCTTTATGGGCTAAGCATAGGGTAATGTAATTATATACTAAATCAAATGGGTTATACATTCCATGATGTTTCTCATAACGCTTTACCCCTACGATAAGGTAGAAATACATCGCTCTAGTATTATATTTCAAATACTCGGCATCAATACGCTCCATTCGACCGATAAGACTAACCATATATTTCTCATATGTTGATAATGCTTTCTCAGCCGAAATAGACCCATCAATGATTCTATCACGTAGATATGATACTAATTGGTCAATAGATTCAACAATTAACATCTTCTCTAGGGATTGTGTCATATTACACACCCCAGAGATCTGATTGTATATTGTATTTGCTTTGGTAATATAGTCATCGACATTGAATGTCTGTATAGAACCAGTTTTCATGATATAGTATGCTTTAACAACATTTGCTGATAATGAATACATGATATCTCTATCAAGTGATTCAAATATAGAGATGAATTCCTTAATAGTATTCTCTCTATTAATCCAACTGGACATAAGTCGATATAAACATTCCAATTTTGTTTCACTATCAGACGTTGTTTCTAATACAGATTTGACATACCGCGTATCATTTTCATGATTAGAAACTTGAAATTGTTCCAATAAAGTTGGATACTTTCTAAGTAAACGTCTAGCTTGACACATATAATGGAACCCAATTTGGTTCACCTGTTTCAATTGAGATACTTCGGGGAAACCAGTTCCCCAAAGTTCTTTCATTTCAGTTGCATACGCTTGAATTCGTGAGTCATCTTTAATGACTTCGTAGATTCGTTCAGGTAGATAAATTAACATCGATAACTCCTCCGACTATATTCTGGTTATCGGTCGGTGATAAGCAAGCCTTATAATGACCGATCCTCCATTTAATTAATTCGTTTCTAAGATATATTTCAGTATTCTTATGCTTATTAGCAGCTTCTCTAACAGCAGATTCTATAGCATGTATATACTCACACCAGTTTGGATTTGGTTTACCATAGTCACCAAAATTAACCGACCGATCAACTATACAGCCACCATTACAGAAGTATCGAATATCGCATTCGTCACATGTAGGATTGTGAATACACTGGCGTTCAGCACACTCGATTTCTTCAGTAGCATCATCGTTTGTTAGGTCGAAGTAAGGTAATTTACTATTAGAAATAGAGCATGGATAGACACGACCTTCATGAGATATAAATATCTCAGTCATAAGACCGCAACCACCATGGTTCTGCTCTATAGTTCCAGTTACACACTGTAGATATTCAGTAGTGACCACTTTAGGAATAAATCGATTGGGGTTCTCTTCTAATCCCGTTAAGAAGTAATCGATAACGGAACTATACTGTGATTTAAAGTTCTCGTAATTATCATCAGGTACCTTAAACGGAGTTTTGTTATGACCCCAACAGTAGTTAACACCTGTTTGCTTATGGAACTCATCCAATTCTTTAATATCGGCAAGGATATCTTTCTCATTACCAGTAAGAGTTTTTTGAATACATACATATCGACCTAAGTCAAGATGAGTATATTTCTTTAATTCCGCTAATGAGTTAAATGGTACACCATTATGATCTATACGATTACCATCTTTTGGATTATCATATGATACAACGATCTCAAATGGATACTGTTCATATAGTTTCATAAGACGTTCCTGATTAACTGAAAATCCCGTGATGATACCAAAACGGTATCGTCTTTCATTCGTTCCAGGAATAGTCTCATTGTAGTATTTGGGAACAATCTTTTCAATGATATCCATCTGTAAAGCAGGTTCACCGCCGAAGAATGTAATAGTTCTGGAATAGTTGCCTTTATCTTGGTTAATCAATTCCATCGTATATTCAACTTCTTCTAACGTCATACCCTTTAACTCTGGGTCAATATAGCAATACTTACATGCTAATGGGCAAGCATAAGTTAGATTAAAGAAGATGGATTGCCAAGAACGGAAGCTATTCAAAGACCGAAGCATTCGTTTAATACGGGTTTTAAATTCTTTACTCAATTCCGGCATTTTGATTACCTCTAAATTTCATATATTCGAAATCCATTGTAGATTCCATACCACTACGCCATGTACGGTAGCGTAGAATTCGTTCAATGATAAGTTCTCGATTCTTACAAGAGTCGGAATATAACTTATCACGGAATGCCAATAAGGCTTCTACTACTGTTTTAGTTTGCTCACAATACCCAAGATTAATCTCATTGAGATTGCCTAGATAGGAACGTTCATAACGACATCCACCGAAACAATACTTATTATAATCACAAGTATCACAATCAACAGGACGTTCATGCACATCGGTAGCGATATCCGTATTCAACTCCCTATCTGTAATATGACCCATTTTGAAGTCTTCGGAGTATTGGGATAGCATGGTACAAGGATAAATATCACCATTTGGACGAATGATAATTTCAGAACCTACATTACAAGCCATACACTTTCTATCTTCTAGGATAGATCCTATCATAGAAGCAAGACCTGCTGTAATGAATGGATTTTCATCCGTTAATATATCATCTAATATCATCCCTAATTCTCGTTTAAGAACTTCCGGGAAATCGGAATCCAAATTTGTTTCATGGACTAATGTGAAATCGGCATAGAATAAGCCACTATACTCTTCACTCATACGTTTAAATTGACGATATGTATCATGGAAGTAATAGATATTACTATCATTGATAACGCATCGAATTTGTAGTTTAACTCCTTGCTTTAACGTATATAGAATATTCTCATACACTTGTTGAGCTACGGGGTCTTTATTAACTAACTTACGTTCACTTCCTTTGAACCCATCAAAGGATAACTGTAATTCCCAAGGTTTCTTACTCGGTTTAATGATATTCTCTATCAAATCATGGAAGTTTACTCTAGGGAACGTTGATGTTACGATTTGAAATACCTTAACATCGTCCTGATATTTCTCAGTAAACCATTTGATATCATCGATACCTAATAATGGTTCACCACCAAAGAATATAATTCTTGGTTTTGTTTGGACTTTCTTCATCACAAGGTCCATGGTATCTCTACTCATACGAGCAGGATTATCTCTATCTTTAATATAACAATACTCACATCGTAATGGACAAGCCTCTGTTAACATAAGATAGAAGTCTACCTGATATGGTAGAAAGAATGGTTTTTGTTCTACCATGATTGGATCCTCTCTATATTATTAGATATCAGCATCTTATCATCTTCAGTATAATCTCGGGAATCTGTCAATGAAAGATGACATTCTGCATTCATCTTATCAATGTAATGGGATTCTACGACAGAAGTACCCACATTCCAAAATGTACGAATATCATATTCACTAATATTAACTTTCCTAATATTTTCCATAAAGATTTCCCGCTCAATAGACAATAGATGACAAAGATTCTTCTGCTTGTTATTCATCCCATTGTTAAGGATGTAATCGGATGCAGGGCATTCGAAACAGTGTTCATTCTTACATGTTTCATAGTTACAGTCTGGTTTGCTGAAGTATTCTGTTTCGAATCGATGAATTCGATCTTCATAGAATCCTTCCAATATATGACCAATCTGCATACTTCTATGGTCAGAGAAGAATGTGCATGGATAAATAGAACCATCGATATCAATATGAATAGAATTGCCTAGTTTAACACAGGATGTTTTAGCTAGGAATGATGCATCTGATAACATATATCGACAGTACATATTTTGCCAGTTATAGTAACGGAATCGTTCTTTCAAATCAGGATACGTTTGAACAAAACGGTTCGCCATACTTTGTAGAGCGTTAGTATAATCGGCGATAAATTTAGGGTTTGTATAATCTGCTTCATGGATATAATAGAAGGAGAAGTTACGTAACCCAACACCTAGGCAATAATCTAAGCTAGGCATCATATCATTAATTGTATCAGGAGTTACAGCGAAAGCGATATTAATCTCATTCGCATATCCTTGGTCAACAATATATCGTATATTATCATTAAAGAACTTATCGGATAAGTTCTGTAGTTTACCTTTACGACTATGAGTGTATGAATACACACCATCCCAGGATACGGTAATTGAATCGGGACGCATAATTCCTCGTTTAACGAAATCGACTAATCCAGGAAGATTAGTACCGTTCGTAACAACACTCATAATAAATTTTACATCGATTGATTGACTAATTCGTCTAAGAATCCGTTCAATCTTTCTAAACTCATCTAATTTAACAGAGATTTCTCCACCTGTGACTAATACATCAACTTCATCTGCCAATGGCAATAACTTAATGAAATCTTCTAGTTTATCATAGTGAGAGAATGTCTTGGATGAGTCTTTTGTTACTTTTTGCTGATGACAGTATACACAATCTAAGTTGCAGAAATCTGTCACCTTAATCGAAATACGATTGATATAATCAAACATAGCGCCCTCATAATAGAAAATAAGAAGGAATGGTATTATACCATTCCCTCATACTGATAAAAAAATTAGTGTCCGCCACATTTTTGGTCATGACACCAGTTAACAGAGTTACAAGCGACTTGACAGCCAACTTGACAGTTAACTTGACAAGAACGATTGCATTTGTTAGCACTATTAACCCAGCCATTGACACGGTTCAATGTACTTTCAATTGTACTAACAGCGTTTAATGCCGCTTGTAGCTGTTGTAATCTAGCAATAGTATCTTTTGTCACTTGAGTTGGTGCTGTTACATCACCTAATCCAGGACCATCATTACCGGTTACATTACCACGAATTTCAGTAATTGCATTGTTAATCCCGTTTACAACTTCATTGAATTGATTTGCACGTACTTTAGTATTTGCATCAATGTGGGTACCAACAACATTACCGCCTTGGTATTTATTTTGTTTTTTATCATCAGGAACAGGGTTACGAACCTGCCCACCGAATTGATGACATTCCCAGCTGATACCTTGTCCAGTACCACCAGCTTCTACACCAGGGTTACTTTTAACGGCACGGATACCACGAGAGAATTTAGTCAATTGGTTAATTTTATCAACCAATTTATTGATATCATTGGCTTTAATTATCGCCATCTATTTCACCACCACTCATAATTGCTTGATATTTATCGAGTTCCTCTACTACATCATTTAATAGTTTATCAGATACGATATCAATATATCGTTCTGCTAACCGTATGTATGGAGGGAGAAGGATTTTTTCTTCACCGAATATAGATTCTTGGATACTAGCGAAATCCAACATAATCGCATCTAGGTCGTTTTTATGTAGATTATCAATAGCGGTATCCAATAACTGTTTGAATTCTAAGTTACGTTTCAGAATCGCTAAGCGTCTGGAACGGAGATTTGTGCTATGGAGAATCTTATCTTGATACTCCGTAGCGATATGATACATAATGTCCATTTGACGACATACTGCTGGATTTACATCGTTGAAAGAACGACCGCCCGTAAAGTTTTCAGCAGGACAACCACCTAGACATACGTTATTATATTGACAGTTACCGCATGTACTACGATCGAATTGAGCGTTAATCATATCCATAACGCTACGATCGAATTCATCGGTAATCATATTGCCCATATGTAAGACTTCGCAGTTACGGAAGTTGGTATGGACTTGATGACATGGAGTCAATTCACCATCATATCCGATAGCCACCCAAGCATTCTTACCGAATCCACATGGGCTAGTATCATTTGTATCGGAATCATAACATAAATAGATGAAATCTTCAATGTTTTTCACTTGGAGATTTCGTCTTTCTTCTGAGTTGTATTTATCCATAGCAAACTCATAGATTTTACGGATTTCCACTTCGAATTGTCGGTATGCTTCTTCATCCCATTCTTGGTCATATACGAAACATGGAGCAATTCTGTCAAATCCTAAGTCATACATATCCTTCATAGATTGGAATGTATAACGAATATCTTTTGGTGGTATAGTAATACGGGCTTCCATATTCAATTTCAAACCACCATCAAACATGCGTTTGATATTAGCTACTACGGTATCATAGGAGTTACTTCTATTTCTATTATGTAACTCTTTCGTGCCATCGATGGATACCAAGATACCGAAGTTATTATCATAGAAGAAATCAATCATTTCATCTGTGATATGAACACAGTTTGTCGTAATGCCATATTGCACAATGAACTCTTGTTGATTACAATAGTCAACAATCTTTTCAATTACAGGGAAATTTAAAGTAGGTTCGCCACCAAAGAAACTAATATCTAACTTAGCGGTTTGGTCTTGGGAATATACTTTCTCCCTGAAGTTATCACATAATTTTTTGATGATGATCATGGCATCATCTTCACTCATATAATTATGAGCTTTATCTTCTTCAAAACAATACGAACAGCGTAATTGACAATCAGTAGTGATTGTCAATACGGCTGCACGGACTGCCATTACGTCATTAAATTGACTCATGGATCCTCCAAATAAATGTTACTATTATTTCCAGTCAGCACCAAAGGCAACGAATGTATCACCTTTTCTAAATTTGATTACTGGTTCAGCTGGATTTGTTTCATAATCGAACCATACGAGTACGTTTCGATCATTGACTTGTCTTCCACCGAATTGGAACTTACTGATTAAACCGTCAATTTTAACTTTATTTGCTTCTGTAAGAGCTGTTAATTCAGCTTTCGCTGCACCTAGATTCGTTGTTAGGCTTTTAACATCGGCTTTCTCACGAGCATCAATTTCTTTGAATTTATTTGTTAAATTAGTATCGGTTTCTGTAATTAAACCTTCTAACCGTTGAGACGTGTTGTCGATACGTGTAGTAACAAGGTTATGGTTATTAGTAACTTTTGTTTCAATCGCATTCAATTGTGCTGCGATATCATTATCAATTTTACTTTTTAAGCTTTTGAATTGATTATTAAGACTTGTATTGAAGTCTCCCAATCGTTGTTCTAAGCTACTGTTTTTAGAAGTGGTATCAGCAGTCAATGCACCCAATGCTTGTTCAATCACAGCGAACTTAGCTTGAATCAATGCATAGTAGTCTTCACTGACAACCCTACCATTATATGCTAAACCCATAGATAAGGTCTCCTTTCATAAAGGTTATAGTAATTGTATTAGTAGAATGTTTCAGCGGGTAGAAAGACTAGGTAGTCAACGTGAGTCAACTACCTAGTCGATTATTTATCCCAATTGATATAGTTATACATTTCTTCTACAGCTTCCGCCTGGTTAATTTGATTTGTGATTTCAACACCACGTTTAGAACAAGCTAACTTATGTTTACGGAAATCTTTTCGAAGTTGTTTAACTTGGTCAACTGTCAATGTGTCATTGAGTTTATTAGTAGATTCTTTAGAGTCGCGAGTTGTACGATATACGACACTGAAACCTTCTTCCTCTTCATCTTCCAACAGTTCAAAGTCCATATCTAACATTTGTTTTGCATCGCCATTATAAGGGAAGAAGTATTGATCTCCTAACGCTTTGGAGAAGAACCCTTCTTCGATTTTTTGTGTTACTAATAAATCTTTACGATATAAGGCAACACGGCGATGATCATCTAATGTGACAGGAACTGTTCTAGTGGCAGGAGCTCTAAAGGAGCCACCTTCAAACACATGACCAATTTGGATTTGATTCCCTTCGGAATCGAGCATATCTGTGATATCAGTCCATAATGAAATAGGGGAGAAAATAGTTCTAACCCATGTTAAATCATTAAGGGTTTCTACGATATCGTTTACACGCCCATATTTAATTTCAGCAAAACGATTCATATGATAGTCCTCCTATGATTATACAATGTAAATACGACCACCAGGGATTTTACCTGCTAGACCATCTACTTCTTGTTTATTATAGACTTCTTCCTTAGAGTATGTTTGAGTACGTAGATATACATCACGTTTCAATGCATAATCAGCAGCGTCTACATTACCAAGTTTAGATGCATTCTCAGCAACAAAACCTTCCATAGCGGAAGCAGGGATTGTAATATCACGAGAACCATCGAATTCAATACCATTGATTCGAATCGCTCTGGAGAAACGAGTTGCTACTTCAGCTGTTGTAGCAGAATCCACTTTAGGGATAGTGATATTTTGAGAACCATCGAATGTTACCCCATTAATCGTTACAGCTTTTTTCAATTTACCTGTAGTTCTGGAGTAGTTTACGTCATCGATGTTAATATTTTGAGAACCGTCAAAGGTAACACCATTGATTGTTACAGAACGACTTAATTTATCAGCAGTTCTAGCACGGTCTGCTAATGCTGCTTGGTCAATACCTGTCGTTTTGAACGTATTTACGATTTTAACCGCGGCATCTACATTAGAGCGGATTTTCAACAATTCTGTTTGGTATGCATCCATGTTGCCAGAGATAGTAGTTACACTAGCTTGCATTCGATTGATTTGGTTACGAATGTCCGGATGCGCCAATGGAGAAGAGTTGTGAGCTTCTAAGGAACCTACGTTAATCGTACTGCCTGGTGTCGTAGAACCGGTATCAATACCAGTAAATTTACCGTTATCAGTCCACATATAAATGGCACCTTCATCTTTAGTTGTGATGGCGTTATATGCGGCACGGTTTTCTAGCATAATAATATTAAGACCCAAGGTACCATCACTGTCAATTTGGAAGTTATTATTGACTTTCAAACGACCATGGTCATTCAGGTGACCGAAACGAGTATTACGAATTGCAGAGTCCAATTTCTTGAATGCATCCATACCCGTATCTTTATTATTTAATTCACCTTGTAAATGAATGTGTGTGTCAGGTACTTGAGTATAACCATGCATCATAACATCGGTAGCATTGTTTTCAAAATATACGACTACGTAATCTTGACCACGACCACCTTGCTCAACGCGTGTGTTATACTTATATTGACTATGGAGGACCTTAATTTGATTATCAGGCATTATACATGTACCTCCTTCATTGTTTTATATGTAATAGAAGTAATTAGTATAATGTTACCATGACGGATTTGGCAAAAAAAAGAATACCTGGCGGTATTCTTTTAGGTTGATCAATATAGAATACTTATATCTCTATAAGTTTACCAAAGTTGTAGTATTTCAATATAACGTCGCTTGCATTAATATTTTATTAATGGGGCACATAACCAATCTTATCCATTGGTCACAATACCGTCCCCTTATAGACAGAATTATCTATATATAAGGTCACATAAGAGTTCTCTTCTTATGCGGATATGTAATTGTGTGATATATTTACCCATGTTTATTATGATTTTAACTTTACCCCTACTACAAAGGGGATATCGTACATAACCTCATATATCATTACATATCTCTCAAGCTTCATTATACGTTATTATTCTATATTGACTACTATATTAATTCAATAGCAAAGTTGTGTGTATTATATGGCTATCACCCCATATAATGGATCAATGAATATCTCTACCCATTGATTCTATCGATATCGGACCATCCTAGCTATTAGATCCCTCCTACGGCTAGAACTAGATTACTTCAGCAGTAACCAGATATCAATCACGGAGAGCCTCTCGACTTACCTCCATGGATATACACTAATCTATATCAACCTAACTATCCCTCTCTAATATAGGGGAGTTCGAATAGTCTAACTTTTATATTGTATGTATATCTTCACACTTCTCATGTCACTACATCACCATCTTCGCGGCCACTCGCACACTGAGTATAGCATATGTAGCTTATCTATTGTTTTTTTATTATCGTTTTATTAGTATTGATTATTTGTGAACGAATTTATAACCATTTATACCAATCATTTCATCTACTTCTAGTAGATAGCACTTCGAACTTACCGTTTTACCTTTCCGTAAATTTACGAATTGGGTATTTGATAATGCGATATCTTTGAAAATATCAGCAAAAGTTCGACTGGCTAGGAATTTCCCTTTTTCGTAAAATTGGGTTCTTTCCATGAATGAATAGTAAGATATATTCATGGTCTCCAATAGTAACCTATAAGATATCATGAATTCTTTACCATAACCTTCTAATAGAAGATCCAAGATCATCTCGTTCTTACTATTTTCAGAGCCATACCGTTCATCTATATAGTCAGCCAAACCATCTATAAACGACTGTTTTATTTTAGATTTGGCGTTTAATAGACCTGTCGGTATAGCCTTATGGTGTTTTATATAATCACCGATCTCGATCCCAAACCATCGGGATAATATACTCCTGAATTCTGGAATGAAACCTTCTTTGGATTGATCTGATGTGATAGATAGGGTGATATAATCATTATATGCACCAGTCGTTATAGATGAAATATCCAACTCATCACCTACTTTAGTATAACAATTGAAGAATTCACAACAACGATTAACGATATCTACCAATTTAGATTGACTAAAGTCGATAGTATTGAATCTAATCAATAGGGCTCCTTTAGCACTATAGCCTATACTATAGATTGAACGATAGATATATCCAAGGATATATGCAACCATTCGTTCAACTTCCTCCTCGGCATCGGTTTTATTCCATATAAGATCATCAGAATTTGATATTTGACACTTAGAAAATTCTCCTCCGTTAGAGTTTAGTACTGTGCCATCTTCCGAATATATTTCGATGGAGTGTAGATGTGTCAAATCTTCAGTGATATCAATTGGTTTATCCTCATTCATATCTGTATATTTACAGATAGAACGAATACTACCAACTGATGCACCAGTATATTCAAATCTATCATATATATCCTTTACAGATTCGGTGAGTACTCTTTCACCGCGTTTATAAGTGATATAGTCACCTTTATGTACAAGTACCTTATACATAATATCACCTCCTTTATTAGTAATACTATTCGATAGAACTACTTCTATCTTACCGTAATAATATATAATCAAAAATTAAGTAAAAAAAGAATACACGAAGGTATTCTTTTTATCGTTAGAACAATGCTTCTAGTCTATCCAAAGACTCTAAGAAGCATGTTCTATTCCGACCAGTGTATCTAATGATACCCAAGTGGATATGGTAAGCCACTAATTCGGACTCTACCTCTCCACTAAATTCGTTGTAGGTTAGCAATAATCCATAATACACAGATCGGAAAATGTTACTTGCCCGTTCATCGACATTGAAGAAGACGAATTTATGTCGTCCCCATTTATCGGTTAATCGGGCAACGTGTTTATTACCGACTCTTACATGTTCGGTTTTAAATCTTGAGTTGTCTTCTAATACACTATTGAGCGTAGTACCAAAGTATCTACACATAGTGATTGAATAGATGTAAAGTGGCCAATAGACCACTTTACCCAACAATAACATTAAAATCTTAGCTACTACATTTTTCATTTTTATTCTCCTCTTTTCTTTTAATTAAAACAAATCTTCTAACATAGCTGAGAGCATATCCAATTCCATCTGAACGTCGAGTTCTGATTCATAAGAATCAAATTCTGAAAACTGGAATTCGTCAGCAACTGAAGATAAAACTTGAGAAAGGGATACTTGTTGTAACATAATAATTTCCTCCTATTCAATACACACAAAATATATTATATTACTTCATATCAATAATATATGTTTATATAGGGTAGAAATACGGAAAATAATGGTGATGTATCCAAAGCAATAAGCCAACACGATTATTGCCCGGATACATCACCATCATCAATAGGAGTACCATGAAAGAAAAGTATCTACCTATATGTCTATGAAAACGGCATTTTAACATTACTGTAATACAAAATCATATAACTCATCCTATGAAAGGAGAATGCATATATGCTTAGAGAGTTTAATGAATATAAAATATCTCTCCTTATTAGAGGCGAGAACTCTAGTGGAGATGATCTTGATATTCAGATTCCTAAGACATTCGCCGAAGGCGTCTATATCAATAAACAAAAAGATACTGTATTAGACCATGTACGAAGTCAAATCGTCCATGCCACTAAGAAAGATCATATCATCTTAGCCCATGGTAATAAACCATTGGGATTTGCTATCCTAGAACCAACAGGCTATTTGAAAGATGAGCAATTCAATCCTGTCTTAATCGGTATTCATCGAGAGTATAGAAATATCGTACAAATGCTAGTTCGTTCTAAACTAGACCCAGTACACGATATTGGTACGATGGTCATGGTATTAGATGCATCTAAAGGTGATGAAACTGTTAAGAAAGCTCATAGTTGGGCAACTTATCGATTCAAAGGTGGCGATTCTAGTTACTTAGAGAACTGGGATAAGATGGCTGAAGAAGAGTCTATCGAATTTAGTTTCTCTTGGGCTGATTTAGGAGCTCCATTCAAGTCTACAAAAGATGAGATTGATCGTCTTGGACAAGAAGGTCATACACATGAAGCACTCGAAGCCTTGAATAAATTATCTGCGATTCTTGACCATCTATACTTTGGTACCACTAAGCTTCGTAAACGGGAAGAAGTCCCGTCATATAAAGTTACCGATAACTTAATGAGCAATAAACTCTTCCCAGGTGACTTAGTTATGTACGTGACAGGTGAACGAGAAAACCCAAAACTCAATCCATTTGGTGACCCAATCCATGGACATAACCAAGAATCATATCCACACCAAGCTCAAATTATTCGTCCAGATACATTAACACTTCATGGTGATATGACTGGGTATTATGAAAATAATCAAGAGATGGTCATCGCTCCGAAGATTAAGAGTAACATGGTAACGAAACTAGATCGTTTCTTTGCCAACTGTCATAATCTTGTTAAAGTACCGTGGTATGATACAGCAGAAGTTAAGAGTATGAAAGAGTTGTTCCTAAACTGCGAAACATTAGCGGATATCCCTACGTTCCAAACGGATAAACTAGAGAATGCGTCCCGTATGTTCCTCGGTTGCTCATCTTTAAAATATTTCCCATATGTTACAACTCATATGCTCATTGATACCTCTGAGATGTTCAAAGATTGTACATCATTGGTTAATATCCCTAACTTAGAACTCCATCGAGTTAAAGATGCTCACAGTATGTTCCAAAATTGTACCTTGTTAGCATCCCCTCAACGTGTTGTATTACCAATGGTGGAGAATGTCATTTCTATGTATGAAAACTGTATCGATTTAGATGTAGTTACGTCATTAAACATTCCATCTGCGAAAACATGTGAATCCATGTTCCGTAACTGTGAGAAATTAACCACTGTAAGTGATATTAATATCTCTGAATGCACGAATGCAACTAATATGTTCGACGGTTGTATTAAGTTAAGAAACATCTCCTGTCAGCACAATAGCATAGGCTGTAATATCTCTTTTGCAAATACTCAGCTTACAAACCAATCCTTCGAACAAGTCATCGGGGGTCTAAAAGATCAACTCCATGATCCTAAAACATTAGATATTCGTAATACGAACGTAGATGTGACAGATAACCGAGTGATGAATCTTATCAACACAGCTAAGATTAAAGGATGGACTGTATTACATTAACTTTTAATCATTTCGTAACAAATAAGTACGCATTGTTTAACCTCTTTCTGTGCAATGTGTAATCTTATCTTCGTGATAGATGTAGCGTATCATCCACCCATAATATACCTCCACGTAATATGTATCGGGATATGGCTACATCTATCACATCTCTATCAAAAAAAAATAAAAAAAAAAAAAAAACGTCAAACACAACTTTTTTTCTTTTTTTCTT